GCGTATTTGTGCCAGATTGTCATAGATTATCTAACTCATCTTTCTCTTCGGTTTCAATTGGTGTTTTTTGTCTGCTCACGGGGTCAAAGCCTAAGAGAGAAGACATCTTGACGATAATTTTTTCCGCTTCACTTTTTGCAGATAAAGCGGGGTTTCGTGCTTCTGTGCCTTGTGAGTTGGTAATAGAAAAGCCTCGTTCTGCAATGTTCTGCACCGCCTTGCGGTAAAGGCTGTAATTCACACAATAAAGTTCTAAGTTGGTGTAGTCTGCTGTTGTAATATCCCCCCGTTCAGATAAGACGGCGATTTTAAGCCGCCATTGCTCACGGGCGATTTCATCTAAATATTCTGGTGCTTGCGGTTGGTTCATATTGTTCCTATATTTTCTGAAAAATTGTCGTGCGTAAAAAATTGATTGGGGGGGCGGTTCTGACGGATTGAGCTTTTCTTTTCAAAACTCCCCCCACCTTGTGTGTGAGAGGGTATCAGGAAATGGCTGATACCCCACTAAAAAGCGGTTGTTTTCGCTTTCCATATGCAACGTTTCGATATCAAAACGGTTCACTTCTTCGCCCCAAATCCTCGTTTATCAATTACCCTTGTCTTGTAGCTATGGCAATTACGACAAAGGGGCTGATGGTTATCTGTCCGCCAGAATAGCGGATCGGCTTGTCCATTCTCTACGGGTTTAATATGGTCTATCACGGTTGCGGGAGTGTAGATACCTTTCTCTAAGCACATCACACAAAGAGGGTGATGCTTTAAGTATTGTGCTCGGTATTTACTCCACTTGTGATCGTAACCACGTTTTGAACTGCTTTCCCTTGTATCCTTCTGCTTATGTTCTTCACATCGTCCAGACTTCACACGGTTGTGGCAATTAGGGAAACTGCAGCGTCTTAAAGGTTGTGTAGGCATTTACTCACCTCAATAAAAACATGGTTCTCTATACGGCTTCCATAGATAAGTCACTGACATCGGGACTTCATACTGTTGTACATCGCTCACCGCTTCACGGTTGGCGTATAGGTGTGCAATGAACATCAAGCAACCTATGCGAATGCCATTAGTAAATCTAACCGTTGTAGTGGTATGCTCTTCATCAAATTCTTTACCGATATAGTTTTGAGCCGCTTCAATTGCTGCAAGGCTGTAAGCTTTCAAAAGTTCATCATCTAAATTGTGATCGATATTTAAATGATTTTTGATTTCTGTTAGTTTAATAGTTGGCATAAGCTTCACCCTCTTTACACATTAGTTGAATTTCTTTGTGCTGTTCTCTGCTATCAATTACCGAATAAATAGAAAGAATTCTTTCACCGTATTTCAAACGCATTTTTCTATCAATCAGTAAATCAGGCTGATAACGAATGCGCACCCGTGTAATATTCTCACCTAATTGAAAAGGTCCGCTAAAATACTCACGTCCTTGTAAAGGCTCAACACTTGCCCGAACCTGTTTTAATGTTTGCCAGTCTCGGCCATTACCTTGAATACTTAGCTTCTGAACTTCTACAACTTTGTCAAATTTTCCAGCCTTAATCATTCTCGCCATCGCTCGCCCCCGTTGTTTGTGTTACTTCTACGGTTTGCTTCCACGCTTGACTGAATTCATCACCGCCATCATAAGGCTGTAAACCTTCACGCTTGCGAACTTCATTAGGCGACATTACGCCCGCTTTTATTGCCACATCGTAAGAGTTAAACCGCTCTGTCTGACTAATACGCAATAAGTCGCTAGTGTCAAATTCGATTAAATAACGTGGTGCATTCGGATTGTTTACGTCCACCATCAAAGCATCTTTTAGTTGCTGTTCAAAGTTGGTAAGCCACGGGCGTAACGTTTGCGATAAAAATGCTCGACTTGCTTCGCTGAAATTCGCATAACTACTATTTGAATAATCCTGCAGGAATATTGGGCTGATATTAAAAATTCGGGCAATATCAGAAATAGTGAAATTTCGGCTCGCTAACCACTCCGCATCTTGATTAGTCATTCCTAGTTGTTTGTATTCCATCGAACCTTCAAGAATTGGGGTTTTCCCCGCATTCTTCGCACCTTTGTAACGCTCTAAGGCTGCCACCGCTTTTTTCGCTTTTGCATCATCTAGCCATTCAGCAGTAGAAATTAAACCGCTCGCCATCAAGCCGTTGTTCATTACGCTTGCGCCGTGCCGTTGCTGTGCTAAACCTAGTCCGATAGTTTCACGACAAATAGTAATAGGTGAACGCCCCATAAATCCATCAAGGGAAGAATGCCGCAAGTGTAAAATTTCATCTTGTAGGTAAGTGGTCGTTTTACCGTCTAAATCTGTAATCTGATACACATAACCACCACCCACTAAACGCTGAACATTTACCGCACTTGGTGGGAACGGTGTAAGGCTTTCAGGTTGCCCTTGCTTGTTCCATTTTATTACTGCGTAAGCATTACCATTTAAAAGACAATGGCGCATCATTGTGTATTTAAACTGGTAAGGTGTTTGGTTACGATTAGGCATTTCATTCAGCAAATAATCTACTGGATGCTTGATTACCCGCTCACGCCCTTCATCTTGCAGTTTATACAAATAGCAAGGCATAGCTGCCACTGCTTCACTGATTACCGTTACCGCATTCATCACGGCGGGCAATGCTTCAGCCGTTTGAGGAGTGACAAATTCGCCTGCGCCTGTATTGGTTAAGCCCATATTTGCCAAAAACTCATCAATAGTAAGGCTACGTTGCTCTTGTTTCTTTTTACCGAATAGCCACATTTTTATAGCTCCGCTAACTCTGCCCAGTTTTTTAACAATCCATCATTTTTAACTTGCCCCTTCGCCGCCATCATTGAACGCTTAGAAAGTTCTACGCTGCTTTCAGGATAGGCGGGAATGCTAGTAACAGTGATTTCAAATAATTCAGCTTTCTGAATCTGACGTAAAACGGGTTCTTTTTCAAAATCCCACGTTTCTTCGAGAGGTAGGAAACCAAAAGACATTCCGCTAATATCGCCACGTTCTACACTGACAAGCAGATCACGCCCCAAAGTTGTATCAGGCGGGGTTAATTCAAAACGTAGCCCGATATTATCCTGTTCAAGTTTTAACGTATTGGAACTGGTACGCCCTAGCAATTTTGAATGATCGTGTTCGAACAAAGCTCTAACGTCTTTCCCCTCTTTCAATGTTTCTGCAAAGGCATTCGGGCTGAATTGCTCGATAAAATCGCAAAATAGCACTTCTGAAGGGCTATTCCATTTCACAACGTAGCCCGTTAATTTCTGGTCTTCTGCAGAAACTTCAGTAGAACGAATTTCAAATTTCTGTGTATTCATTTTTTGACCTTAAACAAAAAGGGGCTTAATGCCCCTCTATTTTGTTGATTAAGCTAACGTTTCAATAAATTTAATAGCATTACTATCTACCACGCCACCGCCTAAGTATTTATCGGTGTGAACTTTATAAAAGCCCGCTTCTGTAATGTTATCTGGACGAGTACGCACTCCCGTTTCGTGATCAACAATGAAATAGCCACGTTTAAAATCACCGAATGCTAAAACGGCTTTATTCGCACCGCTTTCGGGCATTGTTTCGAGGAAATGAACGGGGCGACCTAAAAGCGTAGCTGGTGCATCAGCGGTTAAACCATCACGCCAGATAAAATCACCGTTTTTATTTTTTAGTTTCTGCAACATTGCGGCGATAGTTGAAGACATCACCCACACTGCATTTTTGCGATATTTAGAATGCAGCATATAGAACAAATCAATCAGGTTGTCGGCTGAAATTTTATCTACACTTGCTACTTCCATTTTTTGCAGAGTGCCAAATTGACGTGTCTTATCGCCATCAATTGAACGAGTGTAAGCTAACAAACCTTTTGCTTTTTTGCTGCCATCACCTACCGTTAAATCATTTTCTTCTGTTTCAGTGAATGCTTCGCTGATTTCTTCAGTAAGCCAACCTAAAACATCAATAGAAGAAAAGTCTAAGATTTCTTGCGTTGTTTTCGGATAAGCAAAAATAGGATTTAAAGCAATGGTAACCTCATTCAATTTCGGTGCGTTTGTTGTGCCACGAGCTACACCTTCTTGACCGTGTTCAACCGTTGCACCACCAGCAGAAACCAGTTTTTTGTATTCTTTCGCCCCAATAGGTAAACGCACCACGTTACAAATTTGACGCATCACGCTATCATCGGTTAAGCGTTTCATTACGTTTTCATCTAACTGCGGGATAACGGAATAGCCGCCACTTTCGCCCGTTGTCGTGGAAAGAGTAGAACGCAATTCACCCGTTTTTACATAATGGCGCAATTCATCGTTACTATACTGTTTGCTGCGTGTTTCTGCAGGTTTACCTGTCTGACTACGTTCTTCATCGGCTACAGCTTCGTAACGTTCGATCTCTTCGCTCATTTGCTTAACCAAATCTTTCAAAGTGTCAAATTTACCTTTTTCTTCTTCGGTCAATGAACGATTTTCTTTTTCTGCGTTATCTAATAACGCACGCATTTCAGCCGCTTTTGCTGATTTTTGCTGACGTAGCTCTAATAGTTTTTTAAACATAATTTTTTATTCCTTAGCGAAAATAATTGATTAAATATGTAAGTGTTGCTGAAATCCATAAATTTTCATTAGGATCGTAGTCGTAACTATATTTTTTGAGCTTGAAGCCATCAACAGAATCAACATTTTCATTTTTCATAACATTAGAAATTTCTTCTGCAATCGCATCGAGATCATCTTCTGTTGAACGTAAAGGCAAATAAATAGCGATCTGTAAATTTCCTTCCCATTCATCTTCGCAAGCAGTGAATTCATCACATTCAGATTCATCAATGAAAACGCATACCGCTGGCAGTTCTTCCTCTAGGTCGTGAAATGTTTTACGCCCATTATGGAAAAACTTAATTTTTTTCAATCCGCCATTAGCTAGAATGTTTACAATTTCATTACGAACTTGATTATTTATAACCATATTTCACCTTTTAAAAACACATAAATAAAATGTAAACCTAACTATAGGCATTTAATAAATGGTTTCAATAGGTTATTTTTTAAGCGTTAAAATGCGATAAATTACGAAAGATAAATAAAATCTATTTGCTTTTTTTTTGAACAAAAATACAAAGACGGGGAATTATTGAGTTTTTTCTTGAAAATGTATACTATGAACACTTTATGAATACTTAAAAACAAGTATTCATATAGATAAGATATTGAAAAATAAGGATTTTTCTTGATTTATGAATACTATGAACACTTATTTAGTAAAAAACTAACTGTAAGTAAAAAAATAGTTGATATAAATTTTATGTAACCACTATTGTAACCACGAATTTTTACATAGAAAAAAATCCTTTAATTTCAAATAGTTGAATCTCTTGTTCGGGTTCAGCTAGTGCACCATATATTTATTTCGAACCATATCAAACCCTCTCAAATGAGGGTTTTTATTTAGCTAAATCAAGCTATTAGCCGTTTTAGCTCTCTTAATCCCTATCAAGCTCTATCATTCCATCTCATAAATTTGGTATTATATTTGGTAAGTATTTTAAGTGATTTTTCTATTTGTAATACCAAAAAGCCGACATAATACCAAAATCGCTTATTGTTTTTCCTATTTTGTAATACCAAAGGGGATTATATGGCGGTTTCGGTAAAACCATTAAGCAACTCAGAAATCAATAATGCTAAGCCAAAAGAAAAAGATTATTCATTATCTGATGGCAGCGGTTTATTTTTATTAGTAAGAGTAACAGGATCTAAAATTTGGCGTTTCCAATATTACAAGCCTTTTACAAAAAAAAGAACATTGATCAGCTTGGGGGCTTTTCCTGAGATTTCATTAAAAGAGGCAAGAGAAGTTAGAGATTTATATCGTTCATTGCTTGCAAAAAATATTGATCCGCAAGATTATCGCTTGCAACAGACACAACAGGCATTAAGTGAACAAAAATTCACATTATCAGCGATGGCAAAAGAATGGCTTTTACTCAAACAGAATGAGGTAGATACTGGGCGATTAAAATTAGTGACATTTCAAGATATTGGTAAGCGGCTAGATCGTCACTTACTAAAAATATTAGGGCATTATCCTATCTCAGACATTTCAGCTCCATTAGCCATTGAGAAATTAAAACCATTAGAAAGAGAAGGGAAACTTGATACACTTCATCGCATGATTGGCTATTTGAATCAGATTATGGTTTATACGGTTAATCGTGGAGTTATTCAATACAACCCAACCGCTGACATTGGACGGGTATTTATTAAGCCAGTTGCGGAAAATAATCCAACGATTAGACCCGAAGCATTACCCCAATTATTTACTAATTTACAAGATAGTACGCTAGAAATTGAAACACGCTGTGCATTAGAGCTTTTGCTATTAACTGCAGGACGTGCAGGTGCAATTACGCAATTAGAATGGCGAGAAGTCGATCTTGAAAATGCTTTAATCGAAATCCCGAAAGAAAAAATGAAAGGCAGACAAGGAAAGGTACAGGATTTTACTTTACCGCTTTCTTCGCAAGCAATAAATGTATTGCGGTTATTACAAAAGTTGAATCGTTACAATAGCTCTTTTGTGTTTCCAAGTAAGAAAAATCCTCATCAACCTATCTCGAAAGAAACGCCAAATAAGGCATTGAGTCGGATTGGTTATAAGAATATTTTAACGGCACACGGCTTGCGTTCGATTTTTAGTACTGTGATGAATGAGGCTGAGTTTAATAGCGAAATAATAGAGGTATGTTTAGCTCATTTTGAATATTCCTCCGTGCGTGGCACATACAATAAAGCAAAGTATATGCCACAAAGGATCGAATATATGCAATGGTGGGGAGATTTTGTCGAAAAATCGACAGAGGGGCGAGCATTGATGTGCTGCTAATTGTTATAGCCTCCTTGCTCAATAAATTCAATATACTCTTTAATCTGAATATCCGACCAAAAGTTCTTCCCTCCAACCAGTTTAGGTTTGGGGAAGAATGGATCGCTATCTAAGCGTCTATAAATCGTTGCCACACTCACATCGAGTATATTTGCAACGGATTTTAAATTATATAATCGGCGTTCTATTTGTTCCATTATTTCTCTCCAAATAATAACGCCCTTAAAACTAAGGGCGTTGGGTTAGTTTGATACAGGACAGGGGAAAGTGAAGCGTAATAATGTGTCAGAGCTTTGGGCGACCACTTTAATTTCTAACCTTACGCCATCTTCAGTAATGCCTGCGTAAACTAAATCATCTTTGTTGTATCCGATTTTTTCGGCTAACGAAATAGCGGACTTTAAGTATTCACAAAATAATGTTGCTTCAATTTTCATTTTCTATTTCCTCTTTAACCCGCTTAATCTCTAAATGATTAAGTAGTTGTCGTATTCCTCTGCGTTGTTTTTTGTTCGCTCTATCCCACCATAAGTCAGTCGAAGGATAGTAATCCAACGTTTTGCCGTTGTGTGTGATAATGTAATGCGTATAGTTCTTCGTTTGATAGCTAATACCATACTCATCTAATTATTCAGCATTAGATTTTTTCTTTTCTCGTCGCCAAGCTCGATATGCTCTGAAATCTTCGCCAACATCGCCCATGTTATTTTTCCCTTGGTGGTTCTGGGAGTGGTTGCCAGTGGGTAATATCTTTCACATCTACTGTATAAAAAGAATTGTCTTTAACAAGACATTCATATTCAGATGTTCGAAATAAAATCTTTATGTCCTTTTTATAAGTACAAGCTAAAAAATAGCCGTCATAAGGGACTGGTTGGGTTTTCGCACTAATCCAACCGTTATTTTCTTTGCTCATAGTCGTTCCTTAATACTATTAAATTCTTTTAGCAATCTTTCCGAACATTTAATCCAGTTACTCATTTAAAGCCTCCTTCATTTCTTTTGATGAATTAAATGATGTTCTTCAATCCGCTTAATTTGTGCTGAGGGTTCTGTTCCTTCAATGTAAGGCTTTCGGAATTTATAGTCGTCCCCACCTTCTGGATTTCTATCCCATGCTAGACGATGGCGGAGCACTTGCTTAATATCGCCCGCGTTGCGTTCAAACTTCATTTTCGTGGTATCACAATAAGGTTGAATGAATAGGCGAAACCGCTCTTCTAAAATCGCCCAGTTGAATTCTTTTTTGATAGGGATAAGGTGTTTCATTGCATGCCATTGCCCTGCGTGTAGGCGTTCATAAAGCTCGCACGCATCTCGGACGATGCGAGCTTGTTTTTCGGTAAGCGTGAGTTGGTATTTGGGCATTTAAGCTCCTTGTAAGTAATAAAACGGGGTAAAGTAACAATCTATTACTTCACCCGTGAGGGGGTTAGCGTGTTGAATTTCTGCGGGAATGCCCAGTAGGGAAAGCTGAACAAAGCACATTTGCACGCTTTTTAAGTCAATATCTTGTGCGATTACGTGCAATTGTGTTTGTGGGTTGTAGCCTTTTTCTCGCATTGTTTTGCAAAAGGCGATGATAAGTGCACCGCTTCCGCAGGTAGGTTCGTTTAAGGTGTAGTAGCCTTGTTGTTCAATTGCTTGGTGGAATAAACAATTTGCCATTAGGTTGCCGATGCTGAGCGGGGTGAAACATTGCCCACGTTGTTTGTTGGCAAGTTCTAACTGCATATAGCATTGCCCGAGAATATCTTGTGGTGCTTTTTCTAACTCATGGAGTAAGATTTGCCCCATTTGATGGAATTGTTGCATCTCTTCATCGGTGTAGCGGGAATAGAGGGCAAAATAGCGGTCTTCCCGATTGATAAAAGGTCGGCTAATACTGCAAGCACAAATTTCCACGAAGTCTTGAAAGACACGCAGGTTATCGTGCTTGCGTCCGAGTTGTTGAATCAGCTTGAGTAAATCATTCACCCCTCATAACCTTTAAACGATAAATAAGTCGTATTGCCTTTTTCTCGCTCTGTGAGCAAGTAGCGGGCTACAATGCGGTAATAGGCTGCAATGCGAGCCTCTTCAGCTTTACTGATTTTCTGGGGGGATTGTTGCAAGGCTTGGAAGGTGCGGCGTAGGCGTTCTTCACCGAGCATTTCATTTTTCCAAGCGGTCGATTCCAGTTTGGCATTTGCAAACCAGCGGTGGCAATCTTTGCAGAGAGCAAAGGCGTTGTCTGGGTGGAATCGTACTTGTTGATATTCGCGGCTGTAATTGTGCGAGCAGTGCAGATGCTTCATAGCATTATGCGGGAATTGTTCACCACAGCGTTCACAGGTGCAATTCGCACGCAGTCGGACGCAAAGGCTAAAGGCATCATCGGCTTTGGTGCGAGTGATGCGTTTACGTTTAGCTTGAGCAATGTTGATCGCCTGTGTGTGTTTCACTTGCTTTTGCTTCTTTTCTCTGAATTCCATATCCCGAATGGTTTGTTCAAGGTTCTGCCGTGCTTTTGCTTGGCGAGCCATTTGTTTTGCTTGGCGAGCAAGCATTGCTTGATTCGCTTGCAAGGCTTCAGGTGAGAGGTGAGCTAAAAAGGGAGAGGTAGAAGTTGCCTGCATTATTTTGTTCCTTTTTCAATTTGTTGATCAATAAAGTGGCGTAGGTCTTCCGTTTGCACGTTAAGCCATTGGGGGGTATCCATTAAGAAGTTAATGCGATCGCTGTCAGCTCTGGCGTAGGTAATAAAATCAAGGACGCTTTCTAAATAATCAACAAGACTTTGTCGGTTGTTTTCCGCGGCTTCTTTTTTTAGGCGTTTAGTGTCTTTGATAAATTGCAGAATGTAATCAACAGGATCAGTATCACGGCGTTCATGTGTTTGAGTGCGAATAATGGTCATTTTTTCCCTCTTTTGATTTGTCTTTCTACCTCTCTTTTCATCTTCCGCGGTAGGCTATTAAATTCAATCGTGCGGGCAAGATCGAGGTTGTTGGTTAGCGTGGTGTGCATTTGGGTAATCCGCTCATCTTTCTCTTTGATCATTCGCTTAAGTTGATGATTTTCTCGTAACAAGCGGTCGTTTTCGTGGTGTAATTTGGCAAGGTTGCCTTTAAAATGCACGATCACACGTGCCTGTTTGGCGTATTTGCCGATGTAGTCGTGAAGTGCTTTACGCAGGCAAAAGGGGTTAAGTAACACGGTATTTCTCCATAAATTGGTTGGCTCGGTCGAAGTCGGCTTTCATATAAAAAAGCCCTCACGAGGAGGGTATTTAGGCAATAAAAAAGCCACCGTAAAAACGATGGCTTAATGAATTAGTTCTTGATTTGATTAGTTAACTAATCTATAATAATCCTGTTTTCAGCAATACTGTTGAAAACGAGCTGGGCGCGACCTTTAATCCACCCAACTTTTGGAGGGATAACCTATGCTTTACCGCATTATCCTAGTTATCATTCTCTTAGTGATTAGCTTGCCGGCTTACTAATTGAATGCAACTAAGTAGGGGGAGATATCCTCCTACTCTTCAAAACCAATACTAAGGATTTATTATGGCATTGTCAAGAACCGAAATTGTGAAACGCTCTGAGGAAAAACACGGGATTAAACTCAAGGCGTTTAAGTTACCGCTCGCGGTGATTGCAGATATTGAGCAATTAAGCCGTAAGCGTGGTATTCCTCAGAACCAACTGATTATTCAGGCGGTTGAGATGTTGAAGACTAACTCACCATCTGCTTAATCAATTCATCATAATAGGTTTTAGCAGCACTCACACGCTCTTGGATTTTTTCGATGATTTGTTCGTCTCGCTTGATGGTAACGGTGGTGATGCGTTGGTGTTGGGGGATTTGCTCAACTAAATTGATATAACGCTCTGTTGATTGCCCATAACCTAATAGCTCTTCTGGCGTAGGGAAAAGCACGAAATCAATTTGTGCCTCTTCGCAATCCCACAACCACATATAACCTTGCATTTGAATGTCGTAGCCTGCTTTTTTGGCTTTGTCTTCTGCTTCATCAGCAAAGAATGGGTGCGTATCAATATCAAAAGAACATTTTGTGTCGATAATCAGCTTACGGGTGGGCACGTAAATATCGCACTCGCCCGTAATCCAATCGTTTTCCCGTCTTTCGCTGTTCTTTTTCAGCGGTAAGCCCCGTTTTAAGCCGCTGAGTTTGATCGCTTCATTTTCTAGCATTAAGCCTTTTTCGGTGAACTTATTGCCTTCGAATTGTTGCCAGCCGAAGAGGTCGAACTTGGCGATTTCTCGCACCGCAGATTTTGCTGTGTCGGTAATTTTGCCCGCTTCTCGGTTGGCTTTCGTTTTCGGCTCACCGATTAAGCGATGAAGCATTGAGCATCTAGCTTTCATTTGATACAGGTGCTGCATTTTCAATTGCCTCTAAAATTTGGAACTGTTCTTTGCTGAATTCGTAGCCGTTATCACAAAGCTCTTGGAGCGTGGTTTCTTTGTTTTGAATGGTTTGTTTGAAGTTTTCAAATTGCTCATCCGATACATTCAACGCTACAAAATCCGCTTCTTCCACTTGATTATCAGGGTAATCAAATTCTGCATTCTCCACGCTTTTTACCACCGCTTGATCGGGCTAACACGGCTTGTTGCATTTCCACCGATAATGGTGCTTGTTTTGAGAGCAGGAGCTTCATCACCGTTTTCAACGCCATCGCCTCAAAGTTATTTGCCCACACACTCTTCGCCCTTTTACCTTGTTTTCGTTTTTCAAGGTAGGTTTGATACGTTTGCGAATAGCGTTGTGCGTGCTGATCTACTTCTTGAGCGGTCATATACAATTCAGCGGTAAAGCTATTAACCAGTTGGAAATAAGCATAGTAGCCAATCGGTTTTTCAGTCGGTTCAGACTTTTGTTTCCAGTCGAACACATAGCCGTTGATCGGGTCTTCTTCGATAAGTTGCTTTTCATACACAGGCACAGCAACCAATCGCTTAAACTGCCCAGAACGCTGGGCCAGTTGGATTAAACCTTTATAACCTAGTTGGAATTGAGCTTGCCCTTTATAAGGCACGATGTAGGCAAAGCCTAAACCATTTTGAATCGGTAACTGCAAAGTGGCTGCCATACAAGCGGCGTTAAATACGCTCATCGGATCGGCATTACGCAGCATTGAGTTGCTATTCACAATTTGAAGTACGCTAGTTGTGAAACTTGCTGCATTCTTATTGAGCAAGTCTTGTAGTTTTTGTTTTACCGCAGGGCTTTCAAACAAGGTTTTAATCGGGAATTTGTCTTGTTGCGGTTTGGTTTGTTGAACTTGGTTTGTCATTTTGATTTCCTTTTAATTAGATTAACCGCTTGCTCGTTGCAATTTTACTAATACTATCAAGCTGATTAAGTTTAAGGGAAAGCAAGCGGTTAAATTCTTACAATGGTTTGCGTTCGCCCGTTATCGGATTGACCGAATAACAAGTGTTATCCCATTTTGGGAGTGGTGGTCGTCGTTTGTCCA